ATTGACTGGCCGACTGCAATCTCGCTGGGGGTCAGGAGTTGCAGTACGGCGAAGTCATCAATCAGGTACTTGTTGGTAACCGTGTATGTTGCCATGAGCGGATGCTCCGCTCTCGACTAAGCGATTGCGATTGACTTAACCTGATCGCCGTCTGCGATAAAGGTTGAGACGTAGCCGTAGTAGGAGAATGTGCGACCCAAGGTTGCAGGTACTTCTACCGACATGATTCCACGCACTTGCTCGTAGAACTCAATCGCTGATCCGCGGGCTACCACCATGGTGTTGTCAGCAAATGCGCGGTCAACAACAAGGTTCAATCCGAGTGGGTTAAACGTGTTCATTTGTGTCACGTTTGCGGTGCCCATGCCGTTTACGCCCATGAGTCCTGCTGCGCCGGTATATGGGAAAATTGGGCGCTTGTCTGCGTCCAACTGACTGCCCAATTTCTTCCATACGTCTGGGCTCACGAAAATGTGATCAGGTAGGAAGTTTGTTGCGGTGAGGATGTCGGTTGCTGCGTCGTACAGCGCTGCGATCAACGATGTTGGGTCGTTTGCAGTAACTGTCCAGGTTGAACCTGATGCGGTGTCGCCTGCAAGGATTGCGTTACATGCGACTGCGTCTGATTGCAGCATGTATTGGCCTGCAAGGTCACGCAAGATGATTTCCATTGCTGCAGGTGAAGTGAAGTCGATGTCTTGTACTGACAAAGTGACTTGACCGGCAAGCGTGGTCTTGGTAACAACATTTGATGCGATTACTGGCGTGGTTGCTGATGCTGAACCAAGTTCTGATTGTGAACCTACCGAGGTGTGGGTCGTCCAAGTTGGGCGAATCCATGTCTTTGATTGTCCACCGTCTGGCATTGCGCGAGCGCCAACTGCGGTGACTACTGGACGGATGTAGTTCAGGTCATCGAATACTGGCCCAAGGACTGGTACTGGCAAAAGACCAGGTGTGTCCGTGGTGAGCACATCGCCTGCAGCTGCTTGAAGTGCTGACTGCTTTGACAATGCAAACTCGCGCGCGGCTGCTGCAACGTTGCGGAAAGTTTCTCCGCCGATGTGCATTGCTGCGAGGTATTCGCCTGGTGTTGGCAAATCAAACTTGCGCTTGGCCTGTGCATAAATTGGTGCAGTAGGGATGGTTGCCTCGACTGCGGTTTCGTTTACTTCGGACATTTCTGGTTTCTCCTCTACTGGGGTTACTTCTTCATTTAACACTACTTCTTCGGGCTCTTGGTGGATACTCGCTGCGACTTTTGTGATGTTTGCGGCATCGCCAAAAGCGCCAATCGGAACAAGGGATAATTCCATCCAGTCGGCTGACTCGATGATCATTGTGCCTTCTTCGTCATACGAGAACTTGGTTGGGTTTACGCCGACCGATACTTGGTCAATGGTGCCGTCTAAGGCCATAACCAACGCGTCATTGCCTAGGGTTGTTGCGCTGATCTTGGCAGTAAACAACATTGCGTCATCCGTTGACACTCTTTCCAGCACGATGCCGACTGGCATATCGGCTTGGTGATACATGAACAGGCGTGGCGCTTTGCCTTCGACTGGCAATGAGCCAGGACGGAAGATCACAGCTGTACCGTCTGAAACTACTGCCGGCACGTTGTACGGAACAGCGGTTCCCGAAATGGTGCGGCGTGGGGCGTCACCCTTTGCGGCGTCAATCGTAAAATCTCCTGCAATTAACTTAATCATCGTGCTAACTCCTCTTGAGTGTTTTCTCTTACAACTATTTCTTCATTGTCCATACGGTCGGCCATAAAGTTTTCTTCTAGGTATTCATCGGCATCAAACTCAACATAGGTTCCGCGCGGTAGCACGTTGTCCATTGACAGCGCGCTGGCAATTGCATCTGCATACAGTTTTACGCCGAACAAGTACAGGTCTGCTCGCGCTTGCTGTGATGACTGGTAACTGTACGCGCCAGTTGCGACCCCAACGAGGTAAGGGGGCGTATTTGCCAATCTTGAGCATTCAAGAGCTTGGTATTGCGACGCTTCAATCAACAGCATTTTGTCAGGAGTGCTGTTTGTTTCCGTGTATGTCAAATACTCGTTAAGCGCAGCGGTTTGGTTTGTTGCTCGAGCGGCGTTGAACGCGCTAGCCAAATCAGCCAGTTCTTGCGCGCTAAGTGGTTCGCCACCAGTTTGCTTAAGTACGCCGGCAGGGATGCTTGACGATGCGTTGCGGTTGCGCGCTGCTTCAAGTTTAAGAGCGGTTTCAATTGCGCCAGGTGCAGAGTAGATCATGCCTTGCGCTGGCGATAGAAATTGCACAAGGTTTGCTGGGTCAAGCATGCCACCGTTGAAATACACTTCTTTAGACGGGGCAAACCACACAGGGCCAACCATGTCGGTAGTAGTAATTGAACCTGCTGGAAGTCGAGTAAACGTCGCAGGGTATCCGTCAGCGGTGCGCGAAGTGATGTACCAAAATGCGCGACCAAAAAACATCAGGTCATCAAGTGTCCACGACATTAAAAATTGATAACTAACGGTTGGGTCTGGTCGCCGTATCCATGAACGTGGAGCAATATAAACCTTCTCCATGTCATCGCCGTTCCACATTTCGTTGTACATCTTTAACGGCATTGAGCCAATAACCGACGCCATCAAATCTCGAGCGCGGTTAATCGTTGGAACGCTGATCGCGCGATTTCGTGCTTCGCCTTCTTGGTAACTGTAATACTGGCCGATCATGCTTACGCCTTGCGCGTTACTTGTGTAACCGCCAGCAACCGCAGCTGCCACGCTAGGCGCTGGGCTTATCGCTGCTTTACGGGTTTTGTTAAAGATCGCCATGTTCCTACTTTGTCATATAAGTGGCAACCGCGCATGACTTATCCGATTCCGACAAAAGGCAAGGTGCGCGGTCGCCGCGTTTATCTTAGTTATTTACCGCAACAAGCATGGGTTTACCCGAGTTGACGGGACGGGCACACATGCCAATACCCCAGACCATTGTTCGCGCTAACTCAATCGGCCCAGGTGATCGCTTGCTTGATAGCACGATCGTGTTATCGGTGCGTACGGCAACGGCGCGCTGGACATGTTCGGCAAGCAACTTTTCTCCTGTGTGCAATAGGCGTGCCTCGGCGATCATGTTTTTGGCAAGCGGTGTAAACCGTCCTAATTCCGCATAGCCCACGACAACCCTGCGGCGCTCAATGTTTGCTGGACATGTAGCGTCCACAGTCGGCGACAACGCAAACCTGATCGTTGGATCTTTCGCCAATTCCTGCACGTTCTCCCACAGTTCGGTGATTGACTCGGCAATAAACGCGACGGTGACAAGCACCCGACCGTCTGACAGGTTGACACATCTGGTCGCGCTGTATCGGGAGTCGTCCAGCGAAGACTCAATCGCCACGACCCCACCGCTAGGTATTTCACCGTGGTATTCCAATGACGGCCAACGCCCTGGCTCAATCCATCCGCGCACAACACTCACCCAAAGGTTGAGACTGGCGCGCAGGAATGATGCCCGATCGGGGTTTGTTGATTCTTGCCTAATTGTGTCCATGTCCAACGTGTGACCGAGTGCGGGATTGCCCCACGCCCATGACGCAGGATGCAACGGGTCAAGGCTTGGGTCGGGAGACCATTCCGCCATATACATCGTAGACGGTTCGCCTTTGTCAATTGCTCGAATGCCAGCCTCACGCCAGCGCTGAAACAAGACCGATTCTTCCGTGCCAGCAGTACTAAAGAAACAGGCAAGAGGATTCTTCCTAGCGCGCTGTGCCGGCAAGAGACCGCCCTCAACCGAGTCAGGGTTAACGTCAAACAACTCGTCAACGATCACAAGATCAATGCTCATACCGTGACCTTGGTTTGGCTTTAATGCTTTGACCCACCACTTACTGCCGTCTGGCATTGTGGCCTGATAACGCCCGTACGACTTGACGATTTTGGCGCCGTAATACTCCTCAAGGATCGGCGACAGATCATCAAACAACAAGCACGCCAAATCCAATCTGTGCGCGCCCGAAACAACAGTCTGCTTCCCACCCCTAATCTTGGGCATCTCCACAAGCCAAAACAGAATGAGCGCCTGGATGATTGTGGTCTTACCGTTCTGACGCGCAACCGACACAAGGCTCGAGCGATGCACAAACCTCTGATCGGCGTCAATCGCAAGCATTCCCTCAAGAACGTGCATTTGCCACGGCATCAAAGTGACACCAAGTACCTTTTTAGCCATGTCCCCCACAAGTCCAGCTAGTGAGCCGGCATGATCAGGGATCATCGTTTCCAGTCTCGGCTGGTCATGGCCAGTTGCCGCCAGTTCAGGCTGATCAGGGCTGGTGGCGACAAAATGATGGA